CGGCAGGTTCCAGTTGATCTCCTGAGAGATGCAGCACTGACCAAAAGCGGCGAAATCCGCATCGCCCTCAGTGGTGGCACGGACAAAGCAGGCGAGGCGATCGTACATCGCCCACTTCTGCCGCTGAGTGGCGTATTCGAGCCACGCCCTGCTGGCCTGAGTCAGCTTGTCCTCATCGTGCACCGAGACTCGAAACCACTGTTTCGCACGAGGCCTGAGCATCGCAGCAAATGACGTTGAGAGCTCGCGGTGCACAATGATCGGGTAGCTCGAATACAGGTGCTCAGCGAACTCCTCACCGATATAGCGCGTCAGGGTGAAATCAGCGCGTTGCGGGTAGAAGTTCTCGGCAATTTCCTGCCACAAAGTCACGATGGCTTTGCGCTCGTTGAACAGCGCATCGCCACGGATAATCATGTCTTTGGCTTTCATCCAAGCGTATCTCGATCAGTGAGTATGGTCTGGGCTCTTGCGGAGCGTCGGCGGGCTGCCTTGCGGCGCTCCATGCGACGAATAGACTCCTCATCAGGGAGCTGCGCGGACTGAAACATCAAGTCCTTGGCGTCGGTGGCGGCGACCGCCTGATTGGCAGCCTTGCTGCGCTTGCGCTGGTCGTGTGTCTTGAACCCGCGACCCTTGGTTAGATTGGACGACTTCTGAATTAAGTTCTGTAATCCACTCATCGGTTCCTTCTCCTTGGACCCATGTTCACCGACATCCGTCGATTGATGTTGCCAAGCATCGTACCCGCAAGCTGATCTTTTCGCCACTCGTGGATATGCGTGACCGCTCTGGCGCCTGAGCTCCATGCCTGCACGACAGCATCGCCGCGGTCTGGCGAGCGACCGAGCAGCTTCACCACATCCTTTTTCGGCAATACCTTGATGCCGTTTGCGGTCAGCTCCCAGGTTAAGATGGTCAGATCCGCTTTCAACATCGGATCGTCTGGCAGCGCGATAGGCGAGCCACCAGACTGCTCGGGATCCAGCGCCTCCATAAATTTCCAGTACACCTCGGCGCGCTTGTTGAAAAATTTGAGCTGCTTGGTTTTGGTACGTGCGATCGAGTCGTCCATGCCGACATGGCGTACACACTCGATGCCGTTTTCCTCCAGATGCGCGAACGCCTCTGCCCCTGTTCGCTCGCCGCAGTCGATCACCGGGATGGCGTTGTGCTTGCGATGCTTGATGACAAGGGCTGCCAAGTCTCTGCCGTGTGGCGTTTCGGAGCCCGGAGTCGCTATGACTTCAGGGTAGAAACCGTCATAGCGCGGCGCGAGTACCGCCTCGTCGCGTTTGCTGGCGCCATCCACACCGATCGCGCACATCGGGACATTAAGTGGCGGCGATCCGAAATAATCTTGCTGCCAGCGATTCTGCGCGGCAACGACCCAATCGGTTGCGATAAGTTGATCGGCCTCATCGACTCTTGCAGCCATGAAATTGCCGTCGCGAATGGCGGATCGCAGCGGCTCCTGAAGGCTGTCGAGCTTGGCCGCGTACTTCCCATCAGCCGCCAAAAACGGATTATCGTCCAGACGTCCCGGTATGAACGTGCGACTTTCAGGCTTGAGCATTTTCGGGCTGCCGTCATCGTTGTTTCTCCCTGATGGAATCAAGACATGCGGGCCCTCGACCCAGTGATCGAAGGATTTGCCGGCATCGGACACCATGGTCACGACCCATCGCAGTTCGCCGGGTTCTGCTGGCCGGTCGTAGCGATTGTCCAGCCACGGTGCGAACATCGGGATGATCCAGTCGCCTGCGGAGGTGGTTGGTGGATTGCTGGCCAGGATCACTCTGCAGCGTTGGCCATCGTCGGCTGAGCGAACCCAACCCATCAAAAAGCGTACCGCGGCCTCGCGATTTTGGACGACTTCGTCAATGGCGAGTAAATCGTGTGGACGTCCCTGCCAGTGATCCTCGTCGCCCGGTTTTGCGATACCGCCAAAGTCAATCACGCGACCCTCGACCGTGGTTAAGCGAGGCTTGGATCCGTTGTAACCCTTATCAGTGCCATTGATCTCGATGGCCCTGTCCGTTAATCCGGTCAGGTCGGTGTAAAATTTTCGGATGATGAGCGTTTTTTTGTGCTCGGTGTGTGCCAGACCTAAGATCAGATCGGTTTTACCGGATCCACCCGAGCCGCCATAGAGCAAAACGTCCGCTTGGCAATTGACCGCGTCGTATTGCGGGCCCGGTGTTGGAAACCACAGGCGGCCCTCGGATCTCTCAGCGACCAGCCGGTCCATCTCGGCCTGCTTCTCAGGCGGCAAGGCATCGTATTTGCCAAGCAGCTCCTCAATCAAAGAACTTTCAGCGGTCACTGGTCAGTCTCTGCGAAATGAATCAGCAAAAAAATACACACAAACGGGATCAGTAACTGCCAGCTCATCGGATTGCCTTCATCGCTTCATTGATGGTGATAATGCCACCGTACATAGGAGCCGACAACCGCTTGCCCATGGCGCGTAAATACCGAGCCATATCGTTGCGATCGCGGTGATATTTGCAAAAGGCGCGATATTCGGCCTTGTGCGCCGGGATCTCCTGACTCAACCGAAACACCGCCGACTCCAAAAACAGATTCCACCAGCCCACCACCCCAACCTGATTGTCAGCATCAAACTCGTCCTGCTGCTTAAAGTGCACCGCCTCGTGCGCATGGAGCTCGGGCGCCAACTTACCGCCGCCCGGATTGTAAATCACATGATCGTAAGCAAAAATATTCCGCGTGGTAACGGGCAAAACCGCCCGGATCGCCTCAATGTTCGGCGGCCACGTATCGACAACCGTCTGCATCTCACTCATTAGCAAACGATTTTTTTTCGGGCAAGACGTCCGAGCAACGTGCCAGGGCCGCGCGGGCAAGTCGATCGGGCCTTCTTCGCTGGCGTGGTGGATCAGGGGCGTCGTTCGATGTCAGGCGTTCCCACCGGACGCGCCACGGCTCACCGGGAAAGGACTGGTCATATCTGGGCATTTGCTTTGGAATCATAATTTTTTCTGGGGAAAATCGGGGGGGATTGGTCTAAACCGCGCGCAGGCTGCGTGCTCAGCGGCCCCCCATCGGATATAAGGCGGCCCCCCCGATCGTTTGTGGTGAGCGGACATTGTCCGTTCAGACTGGATTAGTGGCGGGCAATCAATCACTTGCAACGGGCTCTGTTGATGTCTGTACAACCTCACCATCAATGATCTTGCCGGCTGCCTGATCCTCGAGCATGAACAGGGCAAGGCGCCGCATCTTCTCTCTGGCTGACAGGCTGCCTATGTCTACCTTGTGCTGGATCTCGCCCGATACGTCGACCCCAACACGATCGCCGTACACCTCAGACTTGAGCCGGCCAAGCAGCCACTGGCGGGCATTGATGCGCAGCTTGTCACGCTGGACATTGGCGTGATTGGGCACCATGACCTCGTCGCCATACTTGTTTAGGCCCGGAATCGTATCAAGTGTCCCATCATCAGCGATCTCGAGGATGTCAGAGGCCCAATACTCCATCAGGTCGTCGCGCGCGGCACGATATTGGTCGCGCAGATCAGGCATTTCACGAAGCCATCTAAGCACCGTTGACTTGTGCGGCATTTCCGGGTCGCGACACACGCTCCTCAGGCTCTCACCTCTGCTGATTCGGTCGCAGATACTCGTGAACAGCGCGGTCGTGAAGATGGACACAGCGCCAGACCTTCTCGGAGCAGAGGTAGTACCAAGCGCATCCTTTACAGTCTTTGTGTCTGTTGCCTGCAAGGTCGTATCTCCGGGCCAGTAGGTGCGCCGATCTTAGCCTAATTTGTCTTTGCCTGTTGACAGCGGAAAGGGTTTCCGGCTAAGGTGGCCGGAGGCCATCCGGGAGCGGACAGCCACAACGACAACGCGAGGAAACGACATGAACGAAGCAATCACTCTGATAGGCGGCCTTGGATGGCTGGTCGTGCTGGTTCTGAATCAGCACTTGGCCAGTCGGAGGGCTGCCCAATGATGTCAGCAATCAGCAACGCCAAGTGGTCTGAGATCAACGTCAAGACCATCGAGCACAATGAGTATCGTGACTGCACCGTCATTGCATTGACGGTCGTCACCGGGCTCGATTATGACGTCTGCCATGCTCAGCTCAAGAAGCAAGGCCGCAAGAATCGAAAGGGCTGCCACTGGATGATCGAAGGTCCAAAGGCGGCTCAAGCACTTGGATTCAACATGCGCCGAATGATGCCGAGTGAGTACCGGGCCAAAACGATGATTACCGCCGAGACTGATCCAGCACTCCGCAATGGCAACTATGCTGTGCTGGTCCGAGGCCACGTTGCCGGCATGATTGATGGCAAGGTGATCGACTGGTCTGCAGGTCGCCGCCACAAAGTACAAGCGGTCTATCATGTGACCAAGATCACCTCGACTCCGGCACCAAGGGCAACGCGACCAAGCCGAGAATTACCCAAGGGCTCAGCCAATTGGCAGGCCTACCGCAAGTACACCAAGCACGATCAAATCCCACTAATCTAACGCGAGGAACAATCACCATGCACTTACATCAAACGACAACGCTACGCCGGAAGCTGGACCGGATCACACGCCAGCAGACAGCATTCCCGAGATTCGAGGACATGCTGGACGCCAAGGGCCACTACAGCCCAACGCTCGAGCTGTCCAATTGGGACAGGGTCACACTGGCCATCGAGTACAACAAAGAGCAAGAGCGCCGCGAGGATGACCGACGCGCCTACACCTATCGCAATCAGGCAATGGGACAGTCCCAGAAATTTGTCGACGAGCCACTGGCCTACATCGAACACGCCGAGCGATTCCCGACAACCGTGAGCGGTCACATCAAGGCCTATCGAGCCGACTGCAAACGAGTGCTGGCCGAGGCCAAGAAGGACGCGCGGGGCAAACGCCGCAGCCCTGAATACACGCGCGCTTTTCCCAAGGCGAGGCCACACCTCTGGCACTTTGTCGGCCGAGGCGTGGAGATCATCGCACTCGACGAGAAGGGTGAGCGCGACGACGATCTGGGAGGCCCAGAGTTCTGCCCCGCCAGCTCCCTGACCGTTGCCTACCTCAAGGACTTTGTGGCTCATGCTACGACCTGCGCGAGGGCTGATGGCAAGAAGCTGAGCGCGATCCATCTTGCTGGTGGCTTTGATGTCTACGACTCGTTCGCTGAGTACATGACCGACATGCGAGAAGGCGGTTGTGGCGACTATGAGATCTGGGACGACTGGGCTGGCCAAGACATCCCTGTTGAGCTCCTGCAATGAGGCGCACACCGTACTGGCAGGCCTTGGCGCTCATCGCCGTATGCTCCTGCCTACCCAGATGGCTGCTGGTCCCTGAGGATCATCTCCAGCACATCGTCAACAACTACCTGAGTCTGTGTGTGTTCGCATTCGCACTTCTCGGAGCATGGATCAGTAGCACTGATGAGGCTTGAATAGCCGAAACGCCGTGAGGCGTATGCTGCATTTTGACAGCTAACAACGCGAGGAAAGACAATGAGATCACCACCATGGAACGACACCGAAAACCGGGCAGTCATAGCCCTGTATTTCGTCATGCTCGACCACGCCATTGCCGGCGAGACTTACATCAAGGCGGCAATGATTCGGGCCGCACAAGGCATACGACTATCTGATGGGGTTAAAACAAATCCATTCGCTGAACTATCAGAGCGCGAACGCTCAAGCATTGAGTTCAAGCTGATGAATTGCTCAGCCGCTCACCTTGACATCCTGACCGCAGCGCACAAGCCGCCAATATCTGATGAGGTGGCAATAGCCAACGTCAATGCGACCATGCACAACTACGGCTACCGCTGCTTGCCCAACTATCAGGCCGCGCTCAAGGTTGCGCTGCTCGAGGAGCTCGACGACCGCCAGCTCACCGCTGACATCGCTACGAGTCAGGCCAACGAGCAGAGGGCTGGAGCATGATCGAGCGCCTACACCGGCTCGACGTCACTCGACTGGCTGCGGATTACTCGCAGGCAGTTCGAGGGGCGCATTCCGAGGCTGAGCTGAAAGCGATCAGAGATCGCAACGCCGCGGAACCACTGGGGTCCAGGATTGACCACGTTCACGATTTTACCGACGCCAACGACCTGCTGGCCGAGGCGGTCCTGATTCAAATGCCACACGTTGACGACTGGGCCGATCTGGCCGACGAGATGGCCGACGCATCGACACGCGCCAAGGCTTCAGGATTCAACCTGAGCCGGATCCTGTTGGGCTGCGAATACTCAGGCACCGTTCGCGATGCCTTTGCCGCTCGCGGTCACTCAGTAATGTCCTGCGACATCCTACCGACTGAGTCACCGGGCCCACATTATCAGGGCGACGTTCGCGACATCCTGACCGATGGCTGGCACATGGCAATATTTCACCCGCCGTGTACTTACATCGCCGCCTGCCAATTGTGGAGATGCCAGCCAAAGCACGACCCAAGCCGGCAGCGCGAGGCCAAGCGGCTGGAGTCACTCGAGTTCGTTCGAGATCTGGGCGAGGCGCCGATCGAGAAGGTCTGCGTCGAGAACCCAAAGAGCTGTATCGGCACCGCTGGCGTCCTGCCCGGATTCGAGTCCCAGATGGTACAGCCTAACCGCTACGGCCACGACCACAGCAAGGAGACATACCTCTGGCGCCGTGGTCTGCCCAAGCTACTCGATGACCCTGCCGATCACATCGCCGGCCGTGACGAGATCTACAAGGGCAAGCCGGTTAAGAGGTGGGCGAATCAGACACTTTGCGGCGCCGATCGCATGGGCCCGAGCGCCAACCGTGGCCACCTCAGGTCCAAGTTCTTCGAGGGCATTGCCAACGCCATGGCCGACCAGTGGGGCGGGATCACCGCCAAGCTGACAGCCAAGGCCACCGTCATACAACTGGAGTTATTCGCATGAGAACTGAAAAGGAAAAAGCGATCCATCAGCACATGATCGACTACGTCAACAATTCAGGGCTGACCGTCGATGCCTGCGAGATCTACGGCACCGTCGACATCAAGAACCAAGACGGATCCACGCTGATCTATTTGCAGGGGTTCGAGGGCGAGGCTTTCCATAGTGAGGTGCGCCGCAACTGGAATGCTTTTGAAGATATAACGTGGTCCGAGGCGCGCGAGCTGCAGGCCTACCAGTACGCGGATCTCGACTCATAGGCGTGACCGCGTCAAGTGTCTGGGCAACCGGGCACTTGGCGGGAATCATCCCACAACGCGAGGAGAACGAAATGAAAACGAAAGAATCACCGACCAGCTATCGGCCGGCGCTTTATCAGATGTATAAATCATGCGGCGAGATAGGTGACGAGGTTAGTCTGCAAGACGTCGCGCAGCTTATTCAGCAAGCCATTGACACCGTCAGCTTGCGGGACCTGATCGACGAGCTGGCCGACCTGTACGAGCCCACCGAAGATATGGAGGCGTCTGGCGAATCGTCTTATCCGCTTGTGATGCAGCCGGACACTGAGCCAACGGTCACAGTACGGGCCTTCTGGGGCCATGAGTGCCAATACGAGGCATTTACTTTCAACACCAAGGCCGAGGCCGTGGCCTTTTCTATGGGCGTAGCTGCAGGCTCTGGTTGGGATAAGCACTTCCTGACATGCGGCGAACCCCAGACCTACATCGTGCAGGAGCAGACCGTTGTCGATGGCTGGATTAACAACTGGCACGATGACGGTGAGCCTCAGACATTCGACAGCTACAAGGCTGCAGAGTATGAGCTGATCGAGTTCGAGCAGGACATCAGGACCGCAGTAGCACGAGGCGATATGACGCACCGCCACGAGCGCGGCAACTTCCGCATCATCCCTATCGACTTGGAGAATTGAGCCATGGCAACAACTAAGCAGCTATTCAAGAAGTTCAACGTATCTGCCAGTATGGCCAAGCGACTGGCGCAGCTTCACGCTGGCATTACGCCAAGCTACGGCACATCAATGAGCGCCCTGATCTACCGAGGCATGGTCGCACAGGATGATGAAACCGCAGTCCTGAGCCTCACCACACTTGGAATTGAAACGATCGAAGGCCTGCGAGCTGCAGGCTGGTGATCTCTGCAAGCGGCTGCCTGTACGGGGCTGCTTTAGGGGAATCATCCCAACAACGCGAGGAGAAAAAAATGTACGTCTATTTGATAACGGTACTTTGCCTGCGAGAAGCAGACGATTACACCGATCACATCACTACCGAGGCCGAGGCCATCAAGCACTTTGATGCGCTGACCGACGAGGCACCCAAGGATGTCGTGCAAGTAATGATGACCACCATCAACACCGATGTCGTAAATTCGGCCACGGTCAACCGCAACTGGAGGCGGCCATGAAACAGGAACACATGACCGACGAGGAGATCGCAGACGTATTCTGGGATCATTTGAAAAGGGTGGCGGGGCACAAGGACCGGCGCTGGACAGCTTGGGGCAGTAAAACCAAGGTGGGACTTGCTGCCACCATTCAGCGACTTGGCAATGCCAGAGAGGTGACGACATGAAACCAGATGCAAGCCAACACGACCCTCGGCCCGAGTACGTGGCCGAGCTGGTCGGCTCGACTGGACTGAGTCAGCCGGCCCTGGGTCAGGTTATGGGAGTGACCGATAAGACTCTGCGCAATTGGCTGAGCGGCCGGAACCCTATTCCGTACACCGCCCAGTTCGCGCTCGAATGCTTGGTGCTGTCAGTTTAGGAGATGGTCGCCGGCAATGTGGCCGGCCTCGCCTTTTTTGAAGTCGTCAGAATCATCGGACTCGCGGTACTTCGCGGACTCTGGGATTCTGATGACTCCGAGGCGGCCATCCTTCAGGATCAGAACGTCGCCGGGACTGACCTGAATATCCATGCCGGTCATTGCACCTTGCACGAGGAGCTGGTCGCCGGGTATCGGCTTGATGCGACACAGGAAGGGCTCAACGAACCGGGCAAACTCCTCCTGATTCTCGACGCGCCACTGGACATAGGCGTCGACCTTGGGCAGGTCGCGCGGTAGCGGTATCGCCGCAGCTACGCCGCGATTTCTAAGGGACACCACCTTTTCTCGATCAGACATTCAGGCACCTCCGAAGGAGATCGGATCCTGTAGACCACGCCGCAGATCATTTGATGTTTCGGCCAAGCCGCTACCTTGACGTTGATCTCGCGGTACATGGTGAGTGTCTTGCATTCAATTCTATCCATTGTTTTCTTGCCCGCCTTGCGGCTCTACGGTTGATATTGTGCTCAGGCCAAGGGCTCGCGTCAAATTGAGCGAGCAGAAAGTTTTGCACCGGGACCAGTATTTTGACCTCATCTCCGAAGTATTCCTCGAACGGCCGGCGCCCATGAATCAATGCGGGACCCAGTTCAGAGGCCATTGGGATCTTCTGCTGGCCGTGGTCGCAAACCCCGAAGTGATGCCACAGGCAGAGGCCTATCGTGTTGGCGTGTTGCTCTGACTCGATGCCTACTCGCCGGCCAGCCTCAGTGACATGCTCGATAGTCGTCCAGCGGTCCAGGTGCCCAACCAACAGGCACGGCAGGCAGCCACAATAGATCTTGATTGTCTGCAGGCGCTGGCGCTCGTTCTTCAGGATCCGCGGAGTCTTACCGACCATTGGACACCACGTAGAGCAGCGGGAACTCTTTTTTGCATGAATAGCACATCCAGCAATCCTCGTCGCATCCAAGGTCGCCGGGATCCTCACCTTCAGCAACGATAGCGGGTACACGCGGATCCACCCAATACCGCATTTGAGTTCCGCACTCAGGACAATGACCAGTGAGTCGAGCCAGAATTTTCTTAAAGAACATTAGCTGCTCCTCGGCCCAAGCTGAAAGGTTGGAAAGAACTCCTCATTGCCATCAACGAATTTCCAGCCGATGCGGAACTCGAAAACGATGTAATGCTTGCCGCCAAACTTCGGCACCCACTTCGGTACGTGCCAATCAATTCTGCGCATGTACCAGTATTCCCAATAAATACCGTGTTGCATCCATCGGTGCGCTGATTTTTCAAACTCTGTCCGTACTATAAAATCAGGGTTTGGCTTAACTTCAGGTATCGGCTGGATCCACCAATATTTGAGGCCATTGGTCGGATTGCGCCATGCCATCTCGACGTAGTATTCCCACCAGCTCGGGTCAGCGCCAGCGGTAAGGAACTGGATGCGCAGATCATCTGATGCACCGTAGAGCAACCGCCACGCCTTCCACTTACAGTGCATCAGTGGCGGGAACAGAATCAGCACCGTGCCAACGGCAAAGATGATGAAGCGCAAGGCTCCAGCAGGAATGAACAACAAAAGGCCAAGTAGAGTTTTCATGTCCGTTCCCCACTGGGCCACGCCCATGCCAATACAGCCCGAGGCCGGATGGCCCCAAGCCAGCCAACCAGGACGAACATGGCCGTGATCTCGGCCGCGGTCAGGGTTTTCATGTTGACGCCGGCCTTCTTGCCGGCAGCGTAATTGGTATTCATTCAATACTCCTTGATGTCGTAGCCCATTGCTCTCATCAGTGCTCGTTTTAGTTTATAGACACCAGTACGGTGCCCGCTCTGCATCTTGACGTCCTCGATGACCAGCCTCCACAAGCCTAATGCTCCAGCAGGCTCCTCATAGACAAAGTCAGCCTCGTAGGTCAGGTGCCGGTCCCACTTGTTGTGCTGGTTCGATGACACCATGATCGGGATGCCGCCAATGGTGATCGGATATTTCGGATGCACTCTGAGATCTCGGATCTCGCCGGCCTTCACCAGCAGCTTGAGATCCAGCCAGCGCAGATACTCACGCTTGCTGTCGAAGCGGATACCATCCTCCTCGATCTTCTTGACGTTGCCGTAGCGGCCCTTGCCGGCGACCTTCTCCAAGTGCTTGCCGCAACCCAGATCTCGGAGCTCGTCCTCGGTCCAGCGCCTACCCTTTTTCACCATGTCGCCACCCAAACCCCGGATCCACACCCTCAGGCAATAGCCACAGGTGCCGCATGTTGGCCACATTGACTACGTCGAACGATGCCGGATAACACTCCAACCCCCAAGCGTCACCAAAGCCGACAATGCGCTTGATGTCCTGCAGCTCGTCCCAAGTCAGGCCGTCATCCCATCGGTTGCCTACTACCCTGGTCCGGCACACCGACAGGCGCAGCATCAGCTTGTCCTCCTCGAAAAGCTGCACCAAATACTTGTTGGATCGCCAGACAGCGATGCGCTTACCCTGCTGCTCCGTTTTACTTTCCGGCCACTCCTCCTCAGGAACTGGCGTCAGGATTTTCGAGAACTTCCGCATGTTCGCGTTGCGGTGTCTCCGTTCCTTCCTGTTCATTGTCGATTCTCCTGTTTTGTTTTTTCAGCATAATTCTGACGAAGTCAATGCAGACCTCGTATTCCTTGCCCTGCTGCAGGTAGCCAGCAACCTCGTCAGTGTAAAATTCGTCATGGCAGAACCGGCCGTAGTCGAGATCCCGGCGCACCAGCTCAACCATCAGCATGGCCATGCGAGTCGCGAGGAAGGCAATCCGCTTATCGGATCTTGCCTTGTGCTCGCAGCTTTCGTTGCATGGCTCCATACGCATATTTCCTCGACTGGATGTAGTTACGGACCCGCTTGTCAGGCGGGACGGTCGGCTGGCCATCCCATTGTGGCTCAGGGAAGCACAGCGATTTTTTCTTGAACTGGTTGCGGGCCCAGTTATCGGACTCGTTCTTTTGCTTGGCGTGATGCCTGAGCATGGCGTAAAAGATTTCGTGATTTACCCACCCCTTAGGCAGGGCCTTGACCATGTTCTTGCCGATGCGAATGAGATCGCCCTCCTGCACGGACACATCTCGCTTGGCCAGTGGCACCTCCCAACCGCACTTGGGGCAGATCCTCATGCCTGAGAATATGTGGGTACATTGCTCACACACTTGCTCGCGCTTCTCGTGCTCGCCAGACTGAGGATCCTTAGTCCAGTTCTCGCAGGCCTTCTTGCCCTCATCGAGGCGCCAGCGAAATAAATCATCGGCCATGCCCAGAGCAGTTACGTTGCCGGCATGATCGAGCACCATGCAGGTTTTGAAACCGGGATGTTTCGGATCCTTGATGACATCGCCAAACGAGGTGACAGCCGGACGCATACCGCGGCCGATCATCTGGAGGTGGAGCACGATGGACTTGGTCGGTCTGGCGATGACAATGCAATTGACGCTCGGCGCGTCAAATCCGTAGCTCGCGATCGACACGTTGACGAGGACCTGGATCTGTCCGGCCTTGAATTGCTCAACGATCTCCGCGCGCTGTTCTATCGTTTTCTTGACATGCAGGCTGGCGGATCTCACGCCGAGCTCACGAAAGCGGTCGTGTAGGGCCTCGCAATGGGCTATGTCCACCGCGAAAACGATTGTATGGCGATCTGAGGCCAGCCTGAGCCAGTTATCGACCACATCTCCGATCAAAACCGCCGTAGACATCAAAGCCGACAGTGGCTTGTTCTTATAGTCGCCCATGACGACCTTGACGCCGGTCAGGTCTGGTGTGGCGCCGCCCCAATATTCAACCGGGCATAGCCAGCCATCTGCGACCAGTCGCCGGACGCTGGTGACATGCTTGATCTCAGTGAAGAACCGGCCGAGGCCCTTGCCGGTCTGACGAGCTGGTGTGGCCGTGTATCCATCAATGCGGGCCTTGGGCGCGTAGTGCTCGAGGATCTCGAGGATCTTCGGCGCCATGCTGAGGTGACACTCGTCGACCAGTACCCGCTTGACCTTTGGGAAGTAGAACTTTGAGTGACGCGCTCGCGAGATAATAGTCGGCCAGCTCACAATATGCACAGGCGCCACCGGATCCCATCGCTCGCCCGGTCGCTTGGCCCTGAGGAGGCTGACGTTCTCGACGCCTACCTCGCCGGCCACCACGCCAGCAGTCTGGTCGAAAATGATGTCGCGTGGCGTGAGGATGGCGGTAGGGTCGCCGCGGTCATACTCACGCTTGCAGATCAGGGCCTGAATGATTGTCTTGCCGGATCCTGTCGGCGCGCAATGGATAACCTTGTCATCGAGGCCGTGGCCCATGGCATAATTGACATCGTCGGCTTGGTACTGGCGCTCAGTTATTATCATTTGAGATACAGTTCCAACAACCGTCCGCGACCGACAGTTCTGGCGTTCATCCAGTAATCAATCTTGTCTTTTCTGGCGCCAAGCAGCGGCACAATCCGAGACTCCAGATTGTCGATCTTGTGCTCGATGACCAGCATCCGTTTCAGAAATTTAGGATCCATCAGGATTCGGCACCAGATCAAAAGAGATCTGGGCCCATTCCCAGATCCCTACCCGACACGTTGGGCAAAAAGCAAACGGAATCAGACCAATCAGGCCCTCACAGCCCTCGACATCGACGTCGAAGGATGTAGAGCAGACCGAGCAATAGCGGGTGCTCACTGTTTCCTCAGTACCAGCACGGCATGACTGCACCACGCGGCTACATATTCCAGATCAGCGGTGTCGTCCTTGTCGAGGATCTGCTTGGTTGTGACATCCTCGCCGCCGTATGGAAAGGCCTTAATCAGGGACATTGCTTGCCGAGTCTCGTCCGAGTCGACCTCCTGCTGCGTTGGCGCCGGCCGTGTTGGCTGCTGATCTCCGGGCTCCGGCTTCTCGCCCTTACCCGGCTTGTTGGGCTTATTCGGCTTGTCAATATCGAGATCCAGGTTGTCGCGAATGCGGCGCACCGTCCTTTCGTTGACTCGGCAGATGTCTGCAATATCAAAAACCTTTAAGACTGAGATCTCAGGGTCCTTGAGTGCCACCTCGACAGCGTTGCGCTTATCGGCGTTGGTTCGCCTGAGCCCATGCTCCTCGTTGGCTCCGAGGGCCCAGATCAGGGCGTCGTGCAGGTTGCCCTCATGGACCTCGACCTTGCACTCTGCAATCTCGGCGTTGAC